CTCTTAATCAGGGTGTCTAGGGTTCGAACCCCTAATCGTCCACCAAAATAAGTGGTTATGTAAACGACTACTTATTTTTTTTAGCCTGTTTTCTTATGGAAACGGGCTATTTTTTATTTTAAAGGGAAAACTTTGGGTACTACTTTGGGTACTACTTTGGGTACTAATTTAGAAAAATTTAGCCCTCAAAGCGTTTAAGTTTTACAAAATAATCAGTAAAAGGCGATTTTTCGCGTTTCATAAAATGCGTATAAACGTCTTTTGTCATCGATAAAGTAGCGTGACCGAGCCATTTTTTGGTTAAAAGGTCGTCAATTTGCGTTAAATGGCACATTGTGGCAAAAGTATGACGCGTAGAATGAACGGAAACGTCGGTAAAGCCTAATTTTACAAAAGTTCTGCCGAAAGCGAGTTTAACGGCGTTGTAGGTATAATTCTCCGAAACGCAGTAGTCGAGTTTTTCTCGTAAACTCTCGTCATAATTGATAAAACGTTGTGACGTGCGGTTTTTCGTGTCGTGTTCAATAATACCGTCGCGGTTCATCATCTTATTAACGCGTATTTCGTCGTCGCCTATGTCGTCGGGCGTTAAAGCCAAAAATTCGCTTATGCGCATACCCGTACAGCAAAGGACGGTAAAGAGCCGACTATACTTTTCGGGTAAAGCCGTAAGAATAGCCGTTTGTTCTTCCGCAGTAAAAGCACGTTTATGCTCCGACTTAACTTTTGGGCGTTTCAAGAGTTCGCAAGGGTTCTTGCGTATTTTCTCCGAAATGACCGCTTGACGAAGAGCGGAATTAACAACGTCGAATACTTTACGCCGTGAGTTTTCGCCGTTTATAGAAATAAAGAATTGTTGCAGAATATCGGGCGTAAGTTGTTCCATAGGCGTTGCGATTGTCTTTATCTTATTAAATGCGTCCATGTAGCCCCTTTTCGAGTTCGAGCGTAAGTACGGTTCTTTGTATGTTTCGTACCAATAATTAACCCATTCGATAAAAGACGAGCCTTTTTTTGTGACGCGTTCCGTTTTTTCCTTTTCTTTTAAAGGGATATTCTTTAATTTTTCAATAACCTCCTTTTGAGTTTTAGCCGTTACCGTGTGGCGTTGGAATCTACCCTCCCACCACGTGTAGCGGCTATTTTTGTTTTTTCGGGAACGTTTCCGAACAGACCCAGCCCCGAAAGGCAGATAAACAGACATTTTTTCCTCCGCCTGAATATCCGACAATAACCTGAAAGAAACATCAGGATAAGGGGACGGCTTTCCGCCCTCACTTACAATACGAAAAGGCGATTTGCGCGTAATCGGTTCATTTGCGAAATCGTCGTTTCCTATTATTTTGCCACACAATAACGAGGCTTTTTGTAAAGCCTCCGCTAAAAGGTCGAGCAATCTCCTTGTATCATCTTCCACTCCATATACTCCTCCAAAAAATATTTAACCTACATCGCTTTGGGAGTTTTTAAGAAACGCCTCGGCATAGCCGAGAACTTTTCCTTGCTGTACTGCTGTCAGTTGCCTGAACAGAGCAAGCATTTCTATCTCTTGCGATGTTAAGTTACTTGATTGTGTACGAGCCGCTTTCGGAGCAGGCTCCGTGTAAAAATAATTCTCGGGCAAATCAAACGCTTCGGAAATTCTTGCAAGCGTGCGCCGAGAGGGGGCGGCTTTCCCTGTTTTCCAACTTTGTATAGAACCATTGGAAATTCCCACTTTAATCTCAAAGTTTCGAGCGTTAAGCCCTTGTTTCTCCATTAACTCATAAATTTTATTCAAAATAATATCCATAATTTTTCTCCATAGAAAAAATTCTTAAAAAAAGTTCGGAAAAATTCCTAAAATCGCTTGACATTTAGGAAATTTTCCTATATAATATAAGTGTAAACAAGGTAAAGCAAATGCAGTTGATTACAATTATAGCAAAGTTTATAAAAAATGTCAACAAGATTTACAAAAAGGAGGTGTTCTAAATGGACGCAAAGAGATTGGAAAAGTTAAGAGTTAAGAAAGGGCTGTCGCAAGTAGAGTTTGCGGAGCGAATCGGTGTAAGCCGCCAAGCTGTATGGAAAATGGAAAGCGGCTTTATGAATCCGTCGGTTGAAACCCTTAAACTCATAGCGAAACTTTTCAACGTCACGACCGATTATTTGCTCGGGATGTAAAACTTCAAAAAAGTCAATGGAGGATAGAATAATGACTAACGAAGAATTTATTAAAAACTTAAAAACGGAAGAACTAGCGCGTGTGCTTAAATATGCAACCGATTGTCGGCATTGTCCGATTCGCGCTTTCTGCAACAAAACCGATTGTGAAGATTGCGAAGAAACGTGGATTCGCTGGCTGAAAGCAAAAAAGACGACGGAGGACTTGAACAATGATTGACGTAAGCGATATATGCAGAATGACGCTCGAAGCGGAAGATATGCGCTCAAAGCTCAATAGTTGGAAAAAGACCTGCAAAGAAAAGAGGCTCGCTTTGGAACAAAACGGAGCGTGGGACGGCAAAGCGTGGGAAACGGCATACGACATCGGGAAAGCCGTTGAAAAGGTAGACTTCATTATGACCGACTTACTCGGAGAAATGGACAAGCTTGTAGAACAAATAAAAAAGGAGAGTAAATAAAATGCACATGGTAGTAATCAGACATGGAAGAGCATGCAACGCCTACATAAAATTCGACGAAAAAACGGCGTTGGCTAAAATGAGGGAAATCGCATTGACGAGGAACTTCGACAAAATCGTGTGTGTAAAAATGGAGGGGAGCAACATATGCGTAAACTCTTTGAGATAAACAGCGATATTGAAAAGTTGCTTGATAAAAACGCCGTCATCGTAATGGGCGAAAACGGCGTAGATACGGAAACGGGCGAGGTGTTCAACCTTGCGGAAAGACTGAACGCTTTGACGGTTGAGAAGAACGAGAAAATCAAAAGCGTTGTCGTGTATCTCGACGACCTGAACGGCAAACTTGAAAGCATACGAGAGAAACTCGACAACTACAACAAAATCAAAAAGTCCCTCGAAAGAGAGATTACGGGCTTAACAGATTATCTTCTGTTTGCGACGGACAAGCAAGGTTTTAAAGACGACGAAATCGAAATGAAAGTCAAAAAGACTATGCGGTGCGTGCTTACGGACGAAACACTTATCCCCGAACAATTCATTAAGACAAAAACGGAAACGAGCATTTCCAAAACGGATATTACGAAAGCGATAAAAGCGGGCGAAACCGTACCGGGCGCAGAAATGCAAGCAAACTACTCCGTACAAATATTGTGAGGCACCTATGGACAACTTGGAATTATACAAGGGCTGGGCAAATGTCCCGAAAGAAGCACAAAAACCATTCGATAACGGCACTTTCAAAGGAACCGACATCAATACCATGTGGCGCATAAAAGTGCTTACGGAAAAGTTCGGAGCCTGCGGCGTAGGCTGGTACTACAATATCAAACGCGTATGGAGCGAGAACCTCGGCGACCAATGCGGCGAAATCTTATCGTATGCGGAAATCGAACTTTTCATTAAATACGACGGAGAATGGAGCAAGCCTATCGCGGGTATCGGCGGTAATAAAATGCTTGCATACGTTAAGAGCAAAGATTATTACAAGTCATCGGACGAAGCGTACAAAATGGCAGTGACCGACGCTTTCGGAAACGCTTGCAGAAACCTCGGAATCGGCGCAAATACGTATTGGGAGAACGACAAGACCAAATACACAGAAGAGCCGAAGAAAAGCAAAGAAGAGTTAATAAAAGACGACCGGGCAAAACTGATTGAGGCTAATAAGCCGCAGGATATGACGGTAGCGGAGTTGAAAGCACTTGCTTCCAAACATGATTGCTTGAAACTATCGGCGGCGAACGAAGAGAATTTCAAAGCGTTCATCAAGGAGTTGAAAGAATGGAAATCATCGACGGAAGAGTAAAGGACTATGACGAGCGCGGAATACTCACGGTCGTTGCAGATTATCCGAACGCCGAGCGGTTCATAAATCGCGACTTCAAAACGTGCCGAATTGTCTTAAACGACAGCCGGGAAATATCCGCCGAACAGAGGAAAAAAGCATACGCGCTTCTGAACGAAATATCCGAGTATATGGGCGAAATGCCCGAATACACTAAGAGATTGTTCAAACTTAAATTCATACACGACACGATGAAAGGGCTTGCAGACGGCATATTTTCGCTTTCGGACTGCGACGTGACTACGGCAAAGGAATTTATCACCTATTTGATTGACTTCATAATAGCACACGAAATTCCGACAAGAGTGCCGCTTGCAGAACTGTGCGAAGATGTCCAAAAATACGTTTACGCGTGTGCAATGCAAAAAGTCTGTTGCGTATGCGGCAGAAAAGCCGACTTACACCACTACGACGCTATCGGAAGCAAATACGACCGAAGCAAGGCGGTGCATGAGGGATTGCGTGCATTGCCGTTGTGCCGGGAACATCACACGGAAGCGCACAACGTCACGAAAGAGGTGTTTTTGAAAAAATACCATATCGAGCCGATTGTGCTTGATAAAAAACTGTGTAAAAAATGGAGGCTACCGTATGAATCTTAAAGAATTGAGAAACAGCGTCGGCGTTCGTCAGAGCGAACTCGTAGCCGCGCTGAATAAAGAGGGACTGAGAGCAACCGAAGCGGACATCTCACGCATAGAGAACGGAATAATCGAAACGTACCTGTTTTTAGCGTTCAGAGCCGAGGAACTGCTCAAACGTAAAACTGCACTCCCGAAAGCAAAAAACGCAATAGAGGCGAAATTTGGAAGTTGCAACCGCATTGCCGAGCGAGTTATGGAAAGGATAGAGCAAAACGGCTTTACAAACTATGAAGATTTGGCAATGACGCTTATGACGAGCGATAAGCGCGAAATACGAGCGGGTGTAATGGAAACGCGTTGCGCTTACCCGATAATCGACCGTGAGGGCGGCGGTTGGGCGTTGGCAACAACGATAGCCGACTGCGACAAGCAAATAGGTATTTACGAGAAAAAGAAGCGTGTGTACTCTTATCAGGAAACGCCGCTGATTGCTAAAAAGCACGAACTGCAAAAGGAGAGAGGTTAATGGAAGATTTACAGCAAAGTTTTTATGCGGTGATACCTGCGGACGTGAGATACGACGCGCGGCTTACAGCGAACTCGAAACTGCTCTACGGCGAGATAACCGCCCTCTGCAATATGCACGGTTTTTGCTGGGCTAAAAACGAGTATTTCGCCAAGCTTTACGGCACTTCCGAGCGCAGTATTCAACGGTGGATAGACACTCTCGTTTCGTGTGGTTATATCATCAAAAACTATCTTCACGACGAGCGCGGTTCTTCCTCGGAAAGGTGCATTTCGATACAAACGTATCGATTGTCACCGGGTGACAAAAATGTCGTTTACCCCACGACAAAAATGTCGCCCCTAAATAAGGATGAATATTTTAAATATTATAATTATAACCCCCCTTACCCCCCAAAGGGGATTTCGGGAGAAAAAAACTCTTTTTCAATCGATGATTACGAGTTATCCGAGGCTATGAAAAGCAAGGTGAGCGAGTGGGTCGAGTACAAGAAAGAACAGCACAAATTCAAGTATTCGGAGCAAGGCTTCAAGTCGTTTATAAAACAACTTCAAAACTACATAGAAAGTTGCGGAGAAAACAACGTCATAAAGGCGATAGACGAAGCAATGGCTAACGGATATAAAGGCGTTGTGTGGGACGTTCTGAAACGCAAGAAAAAGGACACGCCCGAAAAGAATTACACGAGTGAGCAACTTAACGGGATGTTCAATAATCTTGATTACGAGGACTTGTGATTATGGAAGAATTAGCGTTCGTGTTGTTCTCCGAGGTGTTCATCTTAACGCTTTACGGGATATGGAAAGTCGGCGAAAAAATAACGAATAAAATCAAGGAGAGAAAAAGAAAATGAACAAATGCGAGGTGTGGGCTGATATTCCCGACTAAACGGGCATTATCAAGTCAGCAACTTGGGGCGAGTAAAAACTATATGCGACAGGCACGGGAAAGAAAGACTTCTACGCCCAACAATACAGGTTATCAATGGGAATTATAAACGATATATTGTAAGGCTTAATGGGAGAAATTACAAGGTGCATAGGTTGGTCGCCGAAGCGTTTATTCCAAATCCGAATAATTATAAAGTTATAAATCACAAAGACAACAACGCATTGAATAATCGAGTTGAAAACCTTGAATGGTGTACCCAAGCACAAAACATATCACACGCAATAGTAAACAAGCGATACAAAAACCGTCGATATTTTAACAAGCAAGAAGCGATAGAATTATATAAACAAGGGCTTGTTGTGAAAGAAATTGCGGTTACAATGGGTGAGCCATACAACACTATACACAATTTCGTTTCAAGGTTAAATATCAATAGGCACGACTATCCAAGAAAATCAAAATACTGTTTAACAGTAGATGAATTAAAAGTGTTATTTGAAAGCGGAGCGACAAACAAGGAAATATCAATCCGTTTCAATATTCCGACAAATTATATAGCAAGAAGAAGATACCAAATAAAAATAGGAGAAATACAATAATGGCAAATAAATGTTTTTTTATCGGAAACTTAACCAAAGACCCCGAGGGCGGCTCGACAACGAGCGGGATATCGTATTCGCGCTTCACTATTGCGGTCAATCGCAGATATACCGATTCCAATGGTGATAGAATAACGGACTTTATCCCGGTGACGGCGTGGCGAGGACTTGCTGATAACTGCAATAAATACCTTGTCAAAGGTAACAAAATAGCCGTCGAGGGTCAATTGAACGTTTCGACTTACGAAAACGACAAAGGCGAAAGACGAACAAAGTTTGACATATCCGCCGATACGGTCGAGTTCTTATCTCCGAGAAACGAGGATAAACAGCCTGCGGAAGATAAACATACTGCGACGGTTGCTGATAAGAGCGAAAACAAAAAGTTTACCGACCTGAAAGAAACCGAGGATGATTTTCCGTTTTGAGTAAGCGATACATATACAAGGTTGTCGTAAAAAACGGCGATAAAGTTAGAACGGTTTTGTCTGTTCGAGCAATAGCGGATATGCGGTTTGTCAAACGTTGGTATTATCAGAAATATCAGCAAAAGGACGGCGACGTGTTCGTGATTTGCTCGGACGAAGAGGCTGTGTGGGAGGTAATGAGAGGATGATTAAACTTTTAATCGGGGGTTCGCCTTGTACATATTGGAGCATAGCGCAAAAGAATAACCGAGAAACGGAAGCGAGCGGGATAGGTTGGGAATTATTCAAAAATTATCTTATAGCGAAAGAAAAATTCAAACCCGATTATTTTCTTTACGAAAACAATGTTTCTGCGGCAAAAGCGATAAAAGACCAAATAAAAGAAGAGTTGCGCGTATGGGACGGCACAATGTTTATGGACGACAGCGGTTCAAGATACATCGAGATAAATTCGGCATTAGTTTCGGCGCAGAACAGACAACGCTTTTATGTGCATAATTGCGGTGAGGTTCAATTGCCTGTTGATAGAAACATTTTTCTTTCGGATATTTTAGAAAGCGGTGAAAGTTTGAGTTGTAATAAAAAGAGTTACTGTTTAACGACACGTTGCAATGGTGCTATTCCCGAAGATACTTTGAGTAAAAATCGTCACGAAATGGTAGCCGAAAGAGTTATATTCCAGCGTGGACACGGATATAACGTGGGTGGCATTAAGCATAAAAAAGCCCCGACGTTGACGGCAAACGGGAGTTATGCAGAAAATAATCTGATTTTGGAGCCGATAAGCAAAACAAAGAGCAGATGTGTAACTGCCGGGTATAGCAACAAAGGCACACAACATATTATTGAGAGTTTTTTCAGCAACAACCCAAATAAACAAACCTTTGACTGTGTTGTTAGCAAAAACGATATATGCGGGACAAACGCAAGAATATATCACGTTAAAAAAGGCGAAGTAGAAATAAAAGGGAAATATTATTCGGTAAAACTTCCCGACGGAGATTATTACTTTCGCAAACTTTCGGTAACAGAATGTGCAAGGTTGCAAACAATGCCCGACAACTACTGTAAAGCGGTTTCAAACAGTCAAGCCTATAAAGCCCTCGGCAATGGGTGGACGGCAGAAGTTATTATACACATCCTGTCTAACGTATTAAAAAACGTGCCGAAAGACGAGGAACTTGTTGTGTTATCGATGTACGACGGCATTGCTACCGGGCGTTATTGCCTTGAAAAAATGGGCTTTACGAACGTTAAATATATTGCCTACGAAATCGATAAATATCCAATAAAAATCGCAATGTCGAATTATCCCGATATTATCGAAATGGGCGACGCATTTCAAGTCCGAAATGATGATTGGGGAACAAAAATAAGAGAGGTTTTGGGATGATGCGAACCAAAGAAGATTTGAGGGAATTGCAGGCGTTACCGCTTGACTTAAAAATTCTCAAAACCAAAAATCGCATAAAAGAGTTCGTTAATTATTATGGCGGCATTGATTATTGCAGAGTTTCCACGAGCGGCGGTAAAGACAGTACGGTGCTATGGTATATCGTCAAAGAAATATATCCCGAAGCAAAAGGCGTGTTTTGCGACACAGGACTTGAATATCCCGAAATACGACAATTCGTAAAGACATTAGGTGATATTGAGTTTGTTCGACCGAAAATGAGGTTTGACGAAGTTATCAAAACATACGGTTATCCCGTTATCGGTAAAGAAGTAGCGGACTGTGTTTATTGGGCAAAAAGAGGAAACCAAAGCAGAATTGAACGCTTGAACGGAACGTGGCGTGATAAGAACGGCGAACTGTCTATGTACAACGTTCCGAAGTACAAACCGTTGCTTGACGTTGATTTCAATATCAGCGGGAGGTGTTGCGGAATTATGAAAGAGCAGTCCGTGTATCAACTTCATAAAGCGACAATAACGGCTGTAATGGCAGAAGAAAGTCGTATGCGGTTGTCGGCGTGGCTGAAAACAGGGTGTAATGCTTTTAAGAAAAACAAGTCAAATCCGATGTCGTTTTGGACAAATCAAGACGTTTTGCAATTCTTAAAAATTCGCAATATACCAATAGCAAGCGTTTACGGCGACATTGTGTATAAAGGCGATGACGGTATGCTTTACGAAAACAGCATATGCGGCGGCAATCTCTGCACGACGGGCTGTCAACGCACAGGTTGTATGTTCTGCGCGTTCGGGGCGCATTTGGAAGAAGAGAGCCGTTTCGTACGCTTAAAACAAACACACCCGAAGCATTACAAATACTGTATGGACGGTGGAGAGTATGTAGACGGGATATGGCAACCAAACAGCAAGGGGTTAGGAATGGCGCACGTATTAGACACGTTAAACCGCCTTTACGGCAAAGATTTTATTAAATATTGAGGTGATTAAAATGAGGGAAATAGAACTTGATAAAATGACTGCGGAAGAAGTCAGTAAACTTTTTCATAAAAAACAGATTGAGTGTAAAACTTGCGCGGAATTTGCAAAAATGGCTTGTACCGACCAAGAATACATAATGATTAAAGAACGAGTAATAGAAAACATAAAAAAACTTTATCATAAGCAGGAGGTGGAAGAATGAACAACAGTTGGCTTAAAGAATTAAAAGCGGGAGAAAAAGTTTTTGTCAGTAATATGTTTGGCAATAAGACGTTAGAAACGGTACAAAGAGTTACTCCGACAGGAAGAGTTGTAGTTAATGACACTCAATATAGAAACGGAGTACACCATTTTGATAAATGGCGTGTTGCCATTCTTGAAGAGGCTACGGACGAAAAGATAGAGAAATACAAAATTAAAAATTTTGTTCAACGAGTTTTTAATGAGTTGAGGGGAAAGAAGTCTATGACTTATGAGCAGGCAAAAAAGATAAACGAAATCTTGGAGTTAGGAGTGGAAGAATGACAAACTTTGAAATGATAAAGGATATGGGTATAGAAGATTTTGCGGTTTGGTTGTACAATTTGACGGGCAGACTGTGTTATGAGGCGTGGCTTCGTTGGCTTAAAAGCGAGGTGGAAGAATGATATATCTTGGTAATTTATCGATAGAGCAGATTGAAAGAGAGTATTGTGTTTTATTCTCCGAAGAAGATAAAAAATGGTTGTTAGAACACCATCAAGACAAAGCAGAAAAGATTGAAAGTGATAAATGGCATTTCTTTGATATACCGAGAGTTGTAATTGTTGGAAGTCAAGAATTTGGACGGGAATTATATAATAGACTGACTAAATATAAATTTGTTGGTCAATTTAGAATAGGAGTGGAAGAATGAAATCAGTTTTTGAAATCGGTGATAAATATGGTCGATTAACTATTCAAGAGTATGCGGGAAAAGCAAAAAACGGCTCTACCCTTGTTAAGTGTATATGTGATTGTGGAACTGAAAAAATTGTAAGATTATGTTCTTTGAAAAAAGGGGCGATAAAGTCTTGCGGGTGTTTTGCAAAAGAATTATTGGTTAAAAGAAACAAGGCTGTAAAATATACTACACACGGACAAAGTAGGACAAGGCTTTATACGATTTGGGGTGATATGAAACAAAGGTGCTTAAACAAAAATCAAAAAGTCTTTAAGCATTACGGAGAAAGAAAAATATCAATTTGTGATGAATGGAAAAACAACTTTAATTCTTTCTATGATTGGGCTATAAGAAATGGCTATTCAGACAATTTAACAATAGACCGCATAGATGTAGACGGTAATTATAAGCCGTCTAATTGTAGGTGGGCAACAATGCAACAACAGCGTAGAAATACAAGAAGTAATGTTTTTGTGGAAATAAACGGGGTAAAAAAGGTTTTAATAGATTGGTGTGGATATTACAAAATAAAATATACAACTGTTTTAAGTAGAATATATAGCGGTTGGGAAATGGTTAAAGCAATTACTACACCAAGTAGAAAATACAGGGAGAAATTATTATGAAGTGTGTAATGCTTTCAATTCGCCCGCAATGGTGCGAGAAAATTGCGAGTGGCAGAAAAACATTTGAAGTGCGAAAGTCCGCGCCGAAAGAAGTCCCGTTTAAGGTGTATATTTATTGCACAAAGATACCCGATAAGAAATCTCGTAGCGACAAATTAAATATAGGAATATGGAAAGGCAATGAACACGTTATCGGCGAGTTTATTTGCGATAAAACATATCCAATAAAGGCTTATACTTTCGACGGCGGGGACGCCGCCAGAGGACGGTGGAAACTTATACAAACATTTTTACCTGCCGAAAAGGCGCATAAAATATTGTTCGGGACTTGTTTATCGACAGACGAAATGTACGACTATATCGGAGAAGGTAAGTTCGGTTATGCGTGGCACATCTCCGACTTAAAGATTTACGATAAACCGAAAGAGTTGAGCGAGTTCAAAACATCGCCTTGCGAGAAGCCCGAAAAAGCGTGCGAGAATTGCAAGTATCGTGTCGTTATAAATACACCTGATATGTATGAGGTTGATTGTTTTGTCGCAAACGGTAGGGAAATTAGCCGTCCCCCGCAGTCGTATATGTTTGTTGAGGAGATATGTCTATGAACAAAGAACAGCAGATAGCAGAGAGGTTGACAAAAAAAGATTGGGCGAATATGAACCTTGAAAAAGAGTATAGTGATTTGCACGTTTACAAACGCCTTGCGGAGTTAGAAAATAAAATCGAAGACGGATTGCTTATTGAACTCCCGTGTAAAATCGGCGACACGATATATGTCGTTCCGAGCGAAGTAAATTTCAGGCTTAACAAACTTTTTTACGGCGGTGTGTTAAACCATGTGTATAAACAGCCTGTTTCGAGTATTTCTGTTTATCCGCATGATATAGTCATACACACTTGCAACGACGTAGAAATGGTGTGCATGAAGATGTACGGTAAATCATGGTTTTTGACCGAAGAGGAAGCGAAAAAAAGATTGGAGGAATTGGAAAATGCAAATATGTGAAAACAGCAAAGATTGCTACTATAAGCAAGAAACAGCCGATTTACTGCAAGAATTGGCTATCGAACGCTCGGAAGCCGAATTTCAACAAAAACGATACGCGCGGTTAAAGAAAGCGTTGCACACGAAAAACAAGAACGAGCGAATCGCCGGCGCGAGAAAGTTCGCGGACAGTCTCTGCTACGAGGTTGAAAACGATGTTGTTGCCGAGTATATTATGCAGGTTTTCCATAAATGGCTTAAAGAGGTCGAAAATGAATAAGTCGCATAGAAAAACGAGTTTCCGAAATTGCAACGAATGTACTTATCGATTGACAAAGCAATGCTTCAATTCGATAAGTGGCAATACTTGTTATGAGGGACACAAACAATACAGCCGCATAAAAATGACGGCGGACGAATTAAAACGTTTACGGGAGGCGTTAAATGGACAACGGTAGAAGAAGAGAGCTTGAAAGGGCGTTCTATGATTATCAAAAAAACCGTATGGAAGCGGCGGAGTACATATCGGACTTATGCTCGACCAAATCCCCAGTGTTGGAGAATTTAGGTCACGGAAGCGGCATAAGCGACCCGACGGCGTTATCGGGAGTAAAACTTGCCGAGTACAAAAAATACCTGTGGTGTGAAGTGGTTGAAAAGACCTGCACGACGTTTCGCTTCGAGTATGAATACGAACTCATCAAACTGCGGTATTTCAATCACATATCCCGAAACAGCGTCATAAGTTACCTTAACGTGTCGGAGCGAACGTATTGCTATTGGCTTGACAGAGTGCTTATAACGGCGGAGCGTTGGGCGTACGAGTTGGGCATTTATGCCGACGAAAGGTAAAAAGTGCAAAAAGTTTGCACTTTTTTGGAGAAAATATGTGTTATAATGGTAGCGTGAAGAAATATAAAGCGACCGAAAGAGAAAAAGTCGCAGAAAAGATAAGCGTTACCATTGACACATAGCCAAACATGTGTTAAAATACAAAGGTAATGCTTTTTTGTTATGGAGAAAGCATTATGGCGGAAGAGTTCAAAAAGACCGGACTTATGGACGGAATGGGAGAAAACGACGAAATAGAACGTTGGATAACGGTTAAAGGCAATCACATTCCGATAAAGAAAGGGCAAACTCCGAAGCAGGCAATCGAGCAAGCGTTTGACAAACCGAAAAATTTTATCAACATACAACTGTTTGGCAATAACTTTAGGAACATGGGGGTTATCCAACTCAAAAAGAGTATACGCAGTTTTGAGAAACAGATAAAGATACACGATGAAAAAATCAAAAATAATCCCAATTCGGTAGATGTAGAACATTGGCGCAGAGAAATTGAAGTATTTAAGCAAAATATAAAGAAGTGTGAAGACGAAATCAAAGAGAGAGGAATTGAGAATGAAATATAAAGACATGTACGCTTATTCTGTTGAACGAATTAAGCAGAAAATCAATGATAATTATCGGTTAAGAGATTCGCAACCGCAATTGAAAACTTTTTATGACGGGGCTATATTCGGGCTGTTTGAATGTTTGGATATGATGAAAACCGATATAACAGTGTGGATGAGCGAAAAAGACTTGAAAGACATTGGGCTTGATTTTGAACCGTTTGACAAAAAGAATAGTGGGACAATGTTCGACGACGTTGACGATGAGTAGACTAACTAAAACAAAAGGAGCAGACGAAAAAATCTGCTCCTTTTAATATTACTTTTGCAAAGATTTAAGATACTGTTCAATCAGAAAGAGAATATATTCGGGCGGCTTTCTCGTCCCTTGCTCCCAAGTTTGAATAGTAGCAACAGGGACGTGAACAAGCAAAGCGAATTTACTTTGCGATAGCCCGGTAGAGGCTCGGAGTTCTTTAATAGTCATAGTTTAGTCCTCCCATTTTGTTATTAAAAATATATCGTCAAATGCGCGAATAGAATATCTTCCGTTTAATGCGTATAATCTGTGGTCTTCCGCTATTGGATGATTATTGTCTATCCCGTCACAATCGTCAATCAATATATGCGCGTTATTAAATCTTGCCGTGCCTAAGTAATTGCTATTGTGTTCATAGTCTATGTTTTGATTTTTGCAATAATTTTCAAGTTCTTCGTAATTATCAAAAATGATAGCATACGTGCTTCCGTCCTCGCCATTTTGCTTTGGATAAGCAATAACATTGCCGTTTCCGCAATCGATTGCTAAACTACTGATGTCGCTGTATGTGTTTACTACTTTCATAATTTACTCCTTGCTTGCGTTTGACCGCACAAGCGCGGTTAATTATTTTAAGCGACGAAAATTTTTCTGTCGCATTTAGCCTGAGTTTTCTTTCCATAAAGCGAATACCACTTATCAGCCGTCGAGGTTATAAGCGTTTGCGCTTTTTCATTGTCGTTAGCAAAAACAGCTCAACTTTAAGCTCGCCGCGCTTTGCTTTTCCGTAGATAACGCTTATCTGTCCTTTGCTGAACTCCGTTGCTTTCTGATAACCGTACTGTTTCATTTTAAGCTCCTCGAACGATTTCTTTCGTCCATTTGTTTTATCTGTCTATATTGTACCACATTGACATATATTTGTCAAGTGTTTTTTAATAAAAATCTAAAAAAATGAAAACAATCTCAAAAAAAGGGGTTGTTTTTTTATTTGGGAAAAATTTTTAAGGAGAAAAAAATTATGGCAACAAATTTAACACGCGAAGATATGGAACGCATGATGAGTATGAATCCGAACGGAGAGATAGCGGATTCGGAAGAAGAAAAGATAGATGAAGAAACAATAGAGATAGTCTATCCAAATACAGCAAAAGAGCGCGTAGAGCAAGAGTTAGACGAGTTACATGAAAAGATACTTAAATTGACTTGCTTTTTATACGGCAGAAAGATACCGGAACGCGTTGTAACGCCTGAAATGCGTGAGCTTATGAAACAACAGCTCAAACACATGCAAGCGTATGCAGGAACGCTTCAAGACCGGTTAATTATATGGGATTTGTACAAAAACGAACATAAGGAGTGAGATGATGTCTAAAAAGAAAAATTCAAAGCGAGAAATTATGGAACGCCTTAGGAAGAGAGCGGAGCGCGTCGTAACGGCTGCAATGTACGCGGTTATGGGTGAGCAACTCAAACACATGCAAGCGCATGCAGAAATGTTGCAAGACTGTTACAAAAACGAAGATAAGGAGTGAGATGATGTCTAAAAAGAAAAATTCAGAGCCGAAGAAGCGGTACAGAGCCGAATGGTTAGGGCAGCCGCTAACCGCCGAGGAAGCGCGAGCAAAAGGCAAGGCGGGCGGCATTAAGTCGGGACAGGTTCGCAAAGAGAAAAAAACGTTAAGAGAAACGATGAAATTGCTTCTTAAAGAGCAATTCAAATTTAATAATCCCGTAACGGATGAGTTCACAAGCGGCGACGGTTATGCTATGTGGTGCGCGCAAGTAACAGCAGGAGCTTTGAAAGGCGACAAAAAGTGCCTTGAATATCTGCGTGATATTATCGGGGAGAATCCGTCCACCAAAGTAGTTGGTGCGGAAGAAGAACCGCTCCGTAAAGTGGAAATAGAGTTCGTAGACAAAAGCAAGCGTTCTAAAACGGAAACCGACCCGAAAATAGTCGGAGAGCAAAGTCCGACCGTCAGCGATGAAAGTTGAGATTGCGGACGTTTATGAACCTGCGTTCGATATGTCCACGCCGAAGTGCTGTAAAAACCTATGGTATGCGCCAAGAGCGTGCGGCAAATCGTCGGCGTTAGGTCGTATATTGTGGCTGTATTACATTAACTTTCCCGATTATGACGTTGCAATAGGTGTAGACAGTCTTACGAACGCGGGCGACGGCGTATTGAGCGAGTTTCAGTCTTTTCTTGAAAGCGAGAACCTTGCGGATGATTGGATATTCAGTGCTAAATCGTGCTATATGAAAGGCGCACGCAATCAGATACGTTCGTATGCTGTTCAGACGAATAAATTAGACAACGTGAACGCAACGAAGTCGAAGAAGCTTATACGCCCGGTATCATTGTTCGTAATGGACGAAGTGCAGAAGTTGCACAACAAGGGCATTTTGGATAACTGTTTATCCACTTTCTTACGACAGATGAAGGCAGGGCATAGCAAGGTTATCCTTGCGGGAAACCCCGACCGTGCGGCAATGTGGTTTGATGACTACTACAAAGTCAAGTCTGAAGATGACGAGTGGACGGTCATAAAGCCGACATATCTCGATATTATAGCGTGGCTTCCCGACGCGCTAATTCACGAAATCGAGATGATGAGAAAAACCGACCCGGTGTCGTACGCTCAAATATACTTAGGCGACCTCGACGTGGCAGGCTGGGAACAAACGTTTCATTCGTTTATCGAAAGAGAGCATTATATACCGAGAGAAGAGTTGCTTGCCGCTCCGCAAAAAACGGGCGATATGCTTCACTCTATCGTTATCGGCATAGACGACGCGGAAAGCCAAGACGCAATAGCGGGCGAAGCCGTTATGGTGCAGAGAAACGGAAATATGAAAGTCAACGAGGGATTGTACCTCTCTTGCAAGGAATTACCCGTAAAGCCTGCACTTACGGAGCGGTGCGCTATCGTAGCGGAGTATCTCGACTACATACAGGCGCATTTCAACCCCGAGCGCGCGATACCGATAATAATGGTATTCGACTGCGCAAGCGGTATGTATAGACAAATGGCGGTCATGAAACGGACAGACCGCAATTTTATGCGTTGGAGAAACGTGTTATTAAAGCCTTACACGACCAAAGGCGAAAAAGAGGAACAATTGGACGAAGTAAACACGGCGTTTGCGAACGGGATATTGAAAGTCGTAAACGTAGACAGGTATTCGCCGAAGTATTCAAACGCTATGCTTGTCAAACAGATAAAAGCGTTGCGGTACTTGGACAACAAGAAGATAGACCCGACCATTCCGAACGACTGCACGGACGCATTGCAGTACGCGGTTATGACCGTGCTTGCGAATCCGTATCGTTTGTCGTTCCCGGAAAGACGCGCTATTTACGACGCGGACAACGGAGCGGAAGCGTTCCTCGAAAAACTGAAATATGGAGAACTTTAATGAGATTAAAAAAGTTTTTAAACGGCGATATAGCATACACGCGTGCGGAGAAAGAGATACGCGAATGGGTAGAAAAAGCATACCCGGGAATCAGCATAGAGTTCTATCCGCACTTGGAGCTTGTGCGAACGAATAAGCGTGCTATATCCGAAAGACGTTGCAGAAAGATAACCGAAGTGGTCAATATCAAGATAGGTGAGATATTGGAGAAACACTCGGAAGAAATCTATATTGGGGAGCGGTTAGACCGTATTTGGAAGAAACACCCCGAGTTTGACGCGGAAGTCGAGAGTATAGACGACATAAAGAAAAACCCGCTCTTTCTCTCGTACCTGAAAGAGTTGATAATCTGAGGTGCTTATGGAAATTATAGACGACAAAAATTTTATGCCGCTCGGAGTTGGGAGCGAATTATCCGCAGACAGTTTCAAGGTCGTGCAGTATTCAAACACGTACTTGCTTGCCGCTCCGCGTTATTACACATTTTACGCTTCGTATATCAAGCCGCTTGTCGGAATGTATACGGGCTGGATAGAGGGGTTCCACAATCTCGAATACGGCGTTATACCGACAAAATTCTTGCAGAAGATAGGCAACGGAATAAAGAGCCTTTTGTTCTCAAACCCCGTCGTGCTTAACTCGTACAATCCCGACACGAACAACATAATCGATACGAAGTTCAAGAAAAAGAGCAATTTCGACAATGCAAAAGTCGAAGCGTACGATTTCTGTGAGGCAGGCGGTACGGGGCTGTTAAAGCTCAATCGCGACGGTAACGGTGATTTGCGGTTTGAAGCAATACCAATGGACAAGTTCTTTATCGAAGTTGACGGCTACGGAGATATAGAGCGCGTTAAGTGCTTTATAGCGACTTATCACGACACTATATCGGCGACGACAGAGTATCACTTATGCGAGGAGCGGTTCTTCAAGTACACGACTATCGGAAGCGTTAAAAAGCGTTTCCCTATGGTGCATTATACGGTTTATCAGACCACGACGAATATTACATACGACGCTGTACCGACAGACCCCGTGCGTTGGGCAGATGTTCCGCCCGAAGTAAGAAACAGCCTTAAACGCGATTACGGCGAAATCGATATAGACAAAACCGACGCATACACGATGACGAACGATTCGTCAAGGCAGTACGCTAAAATGTGGCAGAACTGCACGCTGTTGCCGTTCGACGACGATTTAGGCGTAAGGCTGATAAAATTCACTCGCAATATTCCGTCTTTTCCGAAAATGCCGTTCGGTATGCCACTTGCGGACTTTTTGCAAAACGAACTGTATCAGTATGAGCAGTTAAAGTTCTTCGAGCGCGTGGAAGTATATACGGCGCGCGCAAGGGTGATGATGGACGACTGCAACGGTAATCCGAACGACCCCGAAGAAAGACGGCGTGCGCTTGACCCGATAATCTTCAATTACTACGAGAATTTGCTTAACGGCGAGAAAGACGGCAAGCCGCTCCCGATACAGCCCGAACTACGAGCGGACGAGATAAAAACTCAAAAACAGAATATTTTGAACGACACGGCGGCGGCACTCGGGCTATCGAGTACTACAATAGCAAGTTGGCTATCCGACGGCACGACGCAGAAATCCGCTACGGAAATCAAAGCGGGACGAAGCAACACCGAAACGTTCATAAAAGACAAGATAGGTATCATATCACAGCCCTTGCAGGACTTGATTGATATCTATTTTCATTATTACGGGGTCGAGGCTCCCGAAATGCGTATTATGCCCGTAAGTCAAGAGATACAGGCGGAAGAGATACAGCAGTATGCAGAATTGTACGACGGCGGAAAGGTTACTGCTCGTATGCTTGCTGAAAAGATACTCGGCACTAACTCGTACAGGGAAACAAAAGACCTCGAAGAATTTATTATTTCTCACAGTAACAAAGCGCAAATGCCAATGGGCGGCGGTTTACCGCAAGAGAGCGGAGCGGCGGAGAACCCAAAACCGACGACCCAAAACACAAATGCGACGTTAAATAAAACAGCACAAGGAGGGCTGACTAATGGCACTGATAAAATCAATGTTGGATAAATTGATTGCCGAACTGAAAAAAGCACCTCCCGAGGTAAAGAGCGAACTTAAAAGCGCACTCGGCGAGGAAACCGTAACCGCTCCCGAAGTTAAGGAAGAACCCGAAAACAAGGTTGCAGACCCCGTACAGGAAACGGAAGTCAAGGACGAAGTTAAGGAAGAAACCGAAACGGACGGAAACGGCGAAAACAGCGCAAAAAAGGAAGTTGCAACCGACGAAACGCAAGCAACCGAGGAAACGACCGCAGAAGAAGAAACGCCCGAAAATGGCGAAAATACGGAGCCTAAGAAAGAAACCGAAGAAGTTACCGAAGAAGAGGAACCCGAAGAAGAGGAAACCGAAGAGGTCGGAACGGAAGCTCCCGAAACGGAAGAAGAACCGGTTATGCAGAAAGGCGTTGAAGCGGACGAGGGCGACGACACGGGCGACGGAGAAACCGAAGCGATAGCGGAAACCGCTCCCGAAGAAACCGAAGAAACCGAAGAGGTTTCCGACGACATTCCCGAAATGCGCAACGAACCTGCCGTAGAAGAATCGGACATGCCTGCCGATTACGAGGCTATTATTGACGGCTTGAACGCGAAAATACTTGCGTTACAGGCTGAAAATCAGAAGTTAAAGGCAAAAACCGAGGGTGCGTTCGGGTATTCGTCCAAAATCGGCGGAGCGGTTAAACACAACTGCCTGTATGATGATTGTGACGGATTGAAAATGCACAAATAATTTTTCAGGAGAATAAAAAATATGTCACTTTTTAACCTTAACAACCAGCAGGTCGCAAGACTGACCTCTAAAACCGTTTACAAGAATCTGTATCAGGATATCATCCACAAGGACGGATTCGGTATCACCGACAGATTTGTAACCCCCGAACAGACCAAAGCCGCAATGATTGATATTTTCGTCCCGATTCCTATCGGCGGCAGATTCCGTATGCGCGGCGCAAGCTCCAACGGCGAATGGGCTAACGCCAACAACGCTCCCAACGCGAGCAAACAGCGCAATCACGTTCTGTCAAGACGTTTCACTATCGATATCCTCAAAAGATACGACTTTAACATTGCCGTTTCCGAGGACGAAATCGAAATGACCGGAGCGGCAAGCCTCAACGAATCGTTCGAGCAGATTTGTCGTGAACAGATTGAGCAGGATATCGCAATCAACATAAACGGCTATACTTTCGCGGCACAGGTGTTTGCGTTCTTCACCGAATCGTTCGCGGCGGCTTATGCAAAAGGCTCTTCGGCTGCGGCGACGGATATTACCGACGCAGAAGTCAAAGCGGCACTCGAAAAGTACACTTACGATTCGACCAACAAGACGGGCGCAATCCGTGCGTTCAAGATTTCCAACGCAAAAGTAAGCAAAGGCGACAGCAAGCTGTATGCGGATTACTTCCCGGCAGACGCAAGACAGGCGTTCCTGTTCGACCCGATTTACCTTGTAGACCTTTCCGAAACCGCTTCGATGTCTGCTTCCGACGTTGCAACCCGTATGCTTGCAGGCGGCGGAATGAACGCGTTCACTTCCGAGAAAAAGACCGTTGCGGACTTCCAGAAAGGCTATGTCGGTTGGCTCGACGGTATGCCTCTGTACGAAGTAAGCCAGCAGGTCAAAAATGCCGCTTGGTATTACTTGGGACTTGACGATACCGACGACGCAACCGTAATAGGATATCTCAACGATATTCAGGCAATGATTGCGCCTGCAAACGCAACCGTTCGCGGATTGCGTCCCACTTCGTTCAAAACCGTAGACGACCCCGATACTCAGGGCGTCATTATTCAGCCTAAGGTCAATATGGGCGTTCGTTGCCTTTCCGGTACCGCTCTTAAATGCGTCGTGTCCGGTACCGAGTGGACGGGTGCCACTTCCAACGTGGACAACGCAAAAACCACTATCGTTGCTATTCTCAAAGCAATCAATATGGTTCTGCCTAACCTCTCGTACGACAACGACAACAAGGTCGCACAGGCTTCCACTTTGACCTCTAAGGCAGACGGAACTCAGACCCTTGCGTAAGTTAAACCTTTTCGGAGAAGATACAAGTCGGCTCGTCGGTGTGCTTTACGGGCATAACGGGAGCGGAAAAGTCTATAACTATTTAGGCAAAGAAACGCTCAGGACGGGCGACTTGGTTACTCCGGAAGTTACTCACCCGGTATCGGGTAAGACTTACAAAACACTCGGCAGAATAGTGTACACGCGCGACGCAAACGGTGCGCCTGCCGAACAAACACTCGACAAATTATCCGACGAATTTGTTATGCTCAAAACATTGGGTTCGACCGACCAACGGTCACTGCCCGGCTACTACCCCGGGTGGGGAGATGACACAATGCACAAACTTAACACTTTCGGCGAATAATTACTCTCCATTTTCCCCTATTAAAGGAGCGGCGGTTTCCCTCAATTCCCGTCGCTCTTATGCCGTTAAGAGTATAGCCGTGCAACTCGGCAAAACGGCAACAACACACGGAGGTTTATTATGTTAGATACCACATATCCGCTCAGCGACGACGCAATGGTGTACGACTACACCAAACACAGATACATACTCACGCCTGAGTACGTGCTTAACAATCTCGGCATAGACTTATACGAGAAAATGGGCGGCAAACGTACGGTCAACACGACTACGGCTATAAACGTGCTTTTGGACAACCGCATTTCATTTAAGATTTATTCGGCAATATACGCTCATCAGGACAAGCAACTTATGGAGTATATCCTCGCGAAAAGTCCGTCGGCGCGTAAAGTCCTGCTCGAAGCAATGAGTAATCAATTGCTCGACCTTGTAACTTACGGCGAAAAAGAGAAAGAGCAGGTTTCCCAAACTACTTATAACGCGCTTTTACAGCCGATAGACGAAACGGGTAAGTCGGTTTTATATAGGATTTACAGAGGTTTTTTAACCTACATTCCGACTTACGAAGAGGGGCATTACTGATATGGATATAACGGATTTTCTCGCTCACGACCGCAAAAAAGAGTTTTTGGTCGGGTATTACAAAAACAGCGAATCCGCGCCCGAAGCGTATTTCGAGTACGGCATAGAAAGCGACAAAACAACGGCGTACAATATGCTTATCAAAAACGTTATGTCCGCAAGGTCGAATATGATTATCCATACGACGTGGGATATGGGCTGGGACACGCTCGGTTTCGTCGAATTACAAGACGGCACCGATTGGCAGGTCGTAGACTATACTACGAGATTGACAAAGCATAATCCCAACGTTTTACGCATTATAAAGAGCAACCCGGCGACGGAATACGTCTTGTCGCTCGTAGCGGTAGACAATCCGTTGAAAAAGTTCAGAAACGAATATCAATTGTATAGAACGGGTGTAACGGTTAAAGTCAACGAATATCACATCCCCGAAAAGTACATTCTACAAAACGGCGACAAGATAGAAGTTTTTGGTTATGTCCAAAAATTCAACGTCAACGACACAGAATACGATAACGGAGCGGACATTATCATAAAAAACCAAAATATCAGCATTTTGGGAACGGGTTCCGCAGTAAACTATATTTCGATGAAAATACTTTTCAGACAAACCGATTAAGTACCGAAATAACGCCGAAAATCAGCCCGTAATGGGTTTTAAGGAGAAAACGTGAAATGGTAAGAAAAATATTTGAAAGAGGTTGCAACAATGCTTTTTCCGCTTTTCAGGACTATGTACCCAATCCGAAAACGAGAGGAAGCGGATATTATATAAACAAGTACGGACACAGGTGTAAATGTTCTACGGGAAATATGGCATTTAATGCGGCAAAAATCGAGTTCCCTTATCGTGGATTATGTAAGATATATATTGACGAAAACGTTGCGCCATATGTGCCGTATACCAATGAAAAGTGGATTTCGCCGAAGTGGAAAGGCAAGAAGAACCCGAACGAGGATTGGTTTGGCAGAGCAACGTGGATTGTAGCAAAAAGTTTGGCGCAACAGTTCAGAGGAACGGCAAGGAGAGCTAAATGATTTCTATACAGACAATAGCAGAGAGATTAACGGATAAATTAAACGCGCTTGCGCCCGAAAACGTAGAGTTCGTGATAATGGGCGACGGCGGCAGTTACGTTCCGTCGATAAGAAAGCCGCGCTCGAATATCGTCATACAGCGTGTAGACGGCGAAGCGGATATCATATCTTCGACAATTACGCCTGTTAATGGCATAATTGTTGCAACGCAAACGGTGGGCGTGTCGGTGTGCGTGCGTATCGATAAAAGCAAAGGCTTTGACGAAAGCGTGAGATATATTCGTGAAGCGATAGCGACGTATATGAGTACGCCCGACGTATTCAGCTATACTGTTTCCGACGGCAAAGGGGCAGAGCAGACTTACACCGTGACTATGTACGGCTCACAGCCCGAAGCGGGTTCGCGAGAAGTTCGGCAGAATTACGGCGACAGTATTGACTATAACTGGGTATGTAACTTTGCAATTGTACAGAATGGCGTAAACAGCCAGAATCAGTCGATAACGTTCGAGGGACAGCCGATACCGTTCACGAGCCTTGTCTTAGCAAGAGTACCCGTGACCGACGGCGGCGCGTTCAGCAACACGAACGGCGTAGCGAAGTCGTGGCACTCGACTACGGCGTTACAGGTGACCGTGACGGTGCCTGCGCTTACAAACAACGCGCTTACCAAAGAACACGCCGACTATGTGATAAACGGCACCGAAAAGGTTTACGACGTAGTGATTAAATTCAGCGAACTTACTACGACCGACACATCCGGCAACACGACTGTCAAAGAAAACGCTAAAAGAATGATTTTTGATGTGGGAAATATCACCGCACAAGAAATAAATAACGTCGGTATGGAAATAAACCTGTTGGAATACTTCGAGCCGAGCGTTCCAGAGGAGGCGTGATATGGCAGACGGCAGACAATACACTATAACCATATACGACAAAACATCAGGCTCGCTTTCTCCGATAGCGGGTTCATATGGTAAAAGTAAAGATACAAAAGAAAACAATACCACAGCAAAAGATTTCTTAGTTCGTGGTTGGATGTCGCTCGAACAAGTAGCAAAGTATGCGAAAAGGGCAATCTCACACGAAATATCTATGGTAAGCCTCCGAACGGGCGAAACCGAACGACAACAAAAAATGCAGTTTACATACGATATTTTAGAGCGAGTATGCGGAACAGCTATGAACATCGGAGTTGGCGCGGCTACGGGGAACATAGTGGGCGCGGTAGTTGCCGCGGCATATGAGGCTATAAATATAGCAATAAATATCAAACAAAAGCTTGACCGGTATGACACAGCAAGAAGTTTGGAGAATATGTCGCTTGGCTTAGCAAGAGCGCGGAGCGGCGATTCGCTTGCTTACATAAACGGCGGAAGATAAAAGGAGAAAAGGGCAATGAAGAAAAAATCTTTGATAATTCTGTTTGCCGTCGTTATTGCGCTGATGATATTCCCGATACTATGGCAAATACAAATAGTCAAGGACTACAAGTACGAGTACGAATGGCGAAATGAGGCATATGAGCAGGACGTTGCAAACGGCGTTGTTCAGGACGAAGAAAAGATGAACGCGTGGCTTGGCAAATATAAAACTAAATGGGTAATGCAAAGCGTAGTGCTTGCATTGCTCGTTGTAGGCGAATTTGCTTTAATATGTGTCGAAATAATAACCATATTCCCGAAAATACTTTTTCCGAAAACTACCGCTATAATACTGCTATGCGTAGGTGCTATGTGCGCTATATGTTTATTCCCGCAAGGCGGAAGAGCAAAACAAACAAAGCAAGAGTATAACTCGTGGGCTAAACTCAACACCTGCGGACTTGCAAACGCCGAAAGAGATAAACAAACGATGATGAATATTTGGGGCAACACGCTCACGGGCGACATTATTGCCGAAATATCCTATGGTGTTCTATGTCTTGGAACACTTGCAGGCGTGTGTATCGTGTACTCCGAACGGCTTCTTTTCTACAAAAACGCAATCACGCACAAAAACTTCGTAAAAACGGAAGAAAAGCCGACATTTTACGAAGAATTGCCAGATTTTGACGACGCATACAACGAAATTTTAAGAAAAAACGAAAAACAGGGCTAAAACGCTTGACTGATAGCAAAATTTATTGTATTTATATGCTATAATTCATTTTATAAAAGGAGAAAAGCAAGTATGAAAAAGAGGGTAATTTTAGGCGTTATTTTGATAATAATAGCGATAGGTGGCACTATTGTTATGAATACCGCAGGGATATTCAAGGGGACACCGTATTATACCGATAAAAAAACCGCAGAATACGACTCCTTTTATATTTTTTACAACAATACATATGATATGCGAACTTATATTAACGGTGAACTCAAATATAGTTCGAACGGATTTTACAAAAAAGATGGTACCCATATTGAAGTTGATGAGGGCTATCAACCTGTATGGATTAACGGTGGCATCTATTATGACTCCGAACGAATGATGACCACGCCAGGAACTATAACCGCATTTGTATATAGGCGAGGTGAAGACAAATATATAAACCAAACAGCCATTTGGTTGCAAATAGGTTTCGGGGCTGTATTGATAATCGGTATTATCGAAATAGTAGTCGCAGGAATGACCAAGAAGAAAAAAAGTTAAAACACGAGCAAGTCGAAAGGCTTGCTTTTTTAATAGGAGAAAAAAATGGAACTACTAAAATTTAACAGATTAAAGGTCTTAATTGACGGCACGGATTACACAAATCACGTGCCGTTTCCTTTTAAGTGGAGTGCGCTTTTAGACGAACAACTCGACGAAGCGGCACTTGAACTTATGCGCGTGCCGATAGACAACTTTGAACCGCTTCTCGATGTCGTTGTAAAAGTATGGAACGATAGCGACGAAACAAGAGTTATAACTCATAATATGTTAGTCGCAAACGATGAGGCACACGAAATTCCGCCGGGAAGCGGCAAGTACAATCATACGTTGTATCTGATAGAAGAAACAAAATATTTGGAGGGATTTTACGTTCGGTCGCACGGCTATGTAAATACTCTCAATAATTATTATACCCCGATTTTGAAATCACCAACATTGCGAGTATATAGCGGAGATACAGCGTCGGGAACGGCGGTCGGTTCAATTCGATATTACAATGTTGCTGACATCGGGTCACCGTTGCTTGAAACGGTAGTCCAAATTCCGACTTGCAGACAAATTTTAACGCAAAAAAACGATTATGCAATTACACTATACGATAAAGCGGTTGCACCGGTCGAGGATTATCAAAAAAATTACATCTTGGTAGAGCAAGGCGGCGAAATTGTCTTTGATTCAAGGACCGATACGGATATAGATGTAACTAAGCTCGGCACAATAACCGTCGATTTGTCGTTGGGTATGGTAAATCTCGTTTATAACATATATGGGAGCGTAAACAACGGCACCACATCATCGACAGCAAAGATAATATCGTGTGCTTATACCTATGCGCTAACAGTTGTTGATACAGCCGCTTTGCCGAAAGCTTGGACTGCTCGTTCGGTAATAGAGCGGGCTTTGATTTTAGCCGAACCGCTCCGTGAGGGAGATTGTCCTCGTTTTTGGCTTAATCCGACACAAGCCGCAGAGTTTGAGAAAATTGCAGTTCCCGAATTTCAGTTTACTCAATCAAATCTGCGCGAGATATTGCAAGGCATAGGGCAATATATACACGGCGAGCCGAGATTAAAAGGACACGAAATTTACTACGATATGTACGGCAGTTCGGAACAGACCGAGCCGTACAGCGTATATGCGGCAAAGGAAGTATCACGCACTCTCGACAGATACACTACAAATATCGACAGTAGCGTAGGCAACCTTGTAAATTCTCTCGGATATGCAAAGGGCGTGTTTGTAGAGCCTTTTGCGGGTGCGGCACTGTCTATGCGTTGCGAAACGATGTATGCGCGAGTAACCGAAGATAATATGATATTCCCGACAAAATTTGCAATAAATAGTGTTGAGAAATTTGAGTATTACGATGACACAAACAATAAATTTTGGGATATCACGCCTTATGTTTTTGAAACGGCAGATTATAATCAGATGTCATCGTATGAGGACGCATACCCATATGCAAAAGCGTATGCTTTGTATTACACAAGAGGCGGACGAGGAATAAAAGGTTTTAATTTCAAAGAAGAAAATGCAATTTCTCCTGTCTTTGAGAAATATTCCATAGTTAATATACTTACAGCTGTTATGGGAAGCAATCCGAATATTTCATTATACCCGAAAATGCAATTCCGCATAACCTATCAGGCGTTTATGCCGGCGAGAGTTCAGCAGAATAAGTCGCTTGTTGTAGCAAAAAAGCATTTCACTACCGCATACAATCAAGGACAGAACGTTGTTGAAAGCAGATACTACGGAGAAAATCTCAAAGGCGTTGTCGCTCGTTTGGGCAATGTGGATAAGGCTGTAACGGTGGTAAAACAAGGGCTTCCTATTATCCCGAAAGTCGGCACGCTTTACGATGACGATTATTACATTTCTACCGTTGCCGTCGAGATACATCCGCAAACGACAAAAATAACACTTGCGCTTTCGCAAGACTTCAACAGATATTCGGCTTACGTTTCGCTCAATAGGCAAAAGCGACAGTTCGAAATAAGCGAAAAGGCGGCATATGAAAGTACGGTTTCATATCGTGATTACTGTATAATCGGCGACAATGCTTCTGTATACGGTGACGCGCTTGCTTCCATTAGTAATGTTGTAAAGTTTATAAATAACCCTGACGAAACAGACAAAAGTTTAACTTTGGCAATTTTCGAGGGTTTAAGCAAAAACGATAAGACATGCGGTAAGCGTGCATTGGCTGTCCAAGCAGTCGCTTCCGGTAACGCCGCAGTATTTTTAGCCAAATATGCCGATAACTATTCTGCCGGCGATTCGGCACTTATGATTGATAATAAAGCCAAAGGCTATTTCCAACAAGGAGTTCAATATGCCGACGCTCTCGGTAATATTGAAAAATTACGGCTTGATTATTATACCGGAGGCACTCCGCTTGCAGACCATGAGTTCGACCTTGCAAGTTCGTTGCCGAGTACTAAATTTTTACAGCCTGACGGGTCGCCGCTTATAACTACGGGCAATAATCCGTTATGGGTTAAGAAAGGTTCGACGGAAAGTTTAGGGGTAAACTACCAAATAGATTTTGTAAGCAATCGCCGAAGTATTATTATCGGAAGCGGATTTGCAAAGTACTGCTCGCTCGTGAACGGATATGACGATTCGGCAATATGGTTGTGGATAAGCAAAAAACGGTTGAATAAATTCGAGAGCATATATGATATTTCGCAAAGCTTTCGCATAAGCTTCCCGGGCTTTGATATATCCGCTGACGGACGCAGGGCTTTTTTCAAGCCGTTTGTACTTACGGATAATTACGGTGATATAAAATCGTGGGCATTGGTTAAAAACGGAGAAGTTATTTTCGGTGAAAACAAAACTTATATTGTAAATGAAAACATATTTGAGGGCTTGCAAATAACAATGACACACGACTATTTACAGCCCGCATATTTACAAAAAACTACTGCAATCGTTTCGGTCACTCCTACAAGTGCCGGCAAAATGTTTGCGGTAGATTACACCACCGCATATGACAATAGCGTTTGGATAAGTACGGATAAATTTTCGGCAAAACAAGACGAAAACGGTATATGGCATGTGGTCGGGAAAACCTATCATCCAGATACAGTAAACGTAGAATTATCAATCTTTACATGGAGGTAAAAATATGGACAAAGAGAAGATAGCACAGGCAATACTGGCGATTCGAGGAGCGCGTGACGAAGCGGACACGATAGCGGAATACCTTGCGCGATTAGCCGAGCAACCCGATACAAGCGAAATCGAGGACGAGTATACGGAGATTATCGGCGACGAGTTTAACCACATTATCAAATTCACGGAGTTAGCCTCGGAACTCTGCGGAATAGATATACCGGAGGACTGATATGCTTATAGTACTTGACCAAAATTACCGTCCGATAGCGACGAGCGATATGACCATAACGCAGGGCGACGCGGCACTCGGCAGACTGCTTGTCGTCGCTCCGCCTGCGGTCGGAATTGCGGCTTCGTTTCAATTGCCCGATGAAACGATAACGCAAAAATATCCGTTGTTTATGAACCCGGCAAAAGTTCCTGACGAAGTGGATTACTATGTGTATTCGCTGAACGTAAAGAGCAATATTTTTTCGGGCGTTTCGGGTAAACTGCTGATACAACTCACCGCTTCCATAACAGGTTCGGACGGAACGAATCAGGAGTTTGCCGTTGACCCGATAGAAATGAACGTGCTTCGAGGCGCGGTAACTATCCCGCAGGTCGGCAAAGACATACCCTCTGACGAAACGTGGACGGCTCTTTTGAACGGCATTGCTACTCTCAATTCGGTAGTGTCGGATATGTCGAAACATTCCGTCAAAGCAATTTCGGGCGTTGAGAACATGTGGACGCTTGGCACGGGCTATTACAAACTACTTGTCGGAGGGCTGATAAGACTTAAAAATTTAAGTACCACGGACGCGTTGTGGGACAAAAACGAAGATATGCTCGTGTGGGTAGACAACAAAACGGGCAAGAACGCGACGTTTATTGCAATGAACGCTCCAAGCAGGGACAGCACGGGAGCAATGCCGAGTAATCCGACATTTATCTACGGTTATTCATACAATAACGGTTCGGCTTATTCTCGTAAAACTTTCGAGCTTAAAACCTATGCTGAACCATACACGGCAGGCTATGGCATAAATATAACCGGGCAAGAAATAAGCGTGTCGTTGCCGCTTGCGGAAACTCAAAGCGTATAAGGAGGCATAAATGGCAGATTGGATAATCAAAGATACAACGCTCCGAAGAATAGCGGATAAGGTACGAGGTCTTAACGATTCGGGCGCAAAAATGCTTGTTAAAAACATAGCAGATAATATACCCGAAAAGCAGGATAAGAACGTTTCTATAACCGAGAACGGCACAAGAGTTATAAAACCCGATGACGGGAAGATTTTGGGTGATGTAACGGTGGAAACCAATGTCGAGGGCGGGAATAAACCCGAACAGGCAAAGACGATAAACGTCACGGCAAACGGCACGCAGACAGTCAAGCCTGACACGGGGAAAACATTATCGCAAGTAACTGTAATAACCAATGTCGAGGGAAGTGAAGTTGTTTTGCAAGAGAAAACTGTTACACCTACGCAGGAGCAACAGCAAGTCCGCCCCGATACAGGATATAACGGTTTAAGCCAAGTAACGGTTGAAGCAATTCTTACAGAAGAAAAAACTGTTACGCCTGCCGCAACGGAGTTTTATGTTTTGCCGACTACGGGTAAATACCTTACTCGCGTAAAGGTAAATGCCGTACCGGCGGAAGAGAAAACGATTACCTCGAACGGCACGTATGAGCCGAGCGACGGTAAATTTCTTTCCAAAGTGGTTGTAAACGTTCCAAGAGCAGAAGCACAAGTAAAAACCGTAACAGTTACCGAGAACAATAAAACAACTTACGTATTCCCGGACGAGGGAAAAACTCTGTCGCATGTGGTTATCAACACAAACGTACCCGGTACGGATTTTACAAAAGTAACGGCAGTGCCTGCGGATGTTGTTTCGGGTAAAGCTTTTTACGACAAAAACGGCTCGTTAGCATATGGCACAATGCCACAGTACAACGGCGAATATTTCGCAGGTCTTTATCCGCCGACCATAAGCATTGCAGATAATACTCTTATGTGGGAAGCGGTTTTGGGTGCCGACGGATATAAAATATATAAACAGACAAGCTCATCTTCATATGAACTTATCGCAGAAATAACCGCCACTGAATACGATTTGTTGAACTTGGCTGTTGGAAATTATACATTGTGTGTTACCGCGTTTACGGTCGATTTGGAAACGCCAAACAGCAACGCCGTCAATTGGATAAAGGCAAAAATAGAATACACGCTTACGAATACGTCGCTTTTGAGCGCACCCGGATATTTTACAACAAATACACCTGCGACAATAACGTTTAATAAGGCGTTTGGGTATACATATCCGTCAACGCCCGTTGTCGTTTCGGCACAGCTCGATTCGTACAGTAACGGTGTTTTGGTTTTATCGTCGCCTAACAATATGAGCGTTAGCGTTACGGCGAACGGTGTAAAAGATACGAGTGCAACCATTACAGCTGGTTCTTACAAATTTAAAGTTGACCCGACCGCAATACGGTCAAATCTTACCGAAGATATTAACTTTACGGCGAATGGGGCAAGCTATACTGCTTTGAGTGCATATTCGAGCGGCAATATAGATTACCGAAACGGAGATACTGTTGTACAGGCGTATAACGGGACTACTTGGAGCGATTCTCGCACTATAACAGTAACAAGCACTGCGCACGTGAGTGCTGATTTCCTCTTGTGGTTCAATAACGCAATGGAGCAAAAGCTCGGCGCACCTGTTATCAAAATTACGGGTGCTGTCGTTTCGTGGACAGCGATTGCAAATGCGACTTCTTACGAAATACGCTTTGGTGTGACAACTCTTGCAACTACGAGCGGCACTTCGTTCGATATTTCTACTTATGGTAAGACAATGGGCGCAGGTTCGCACAACATTACCGTTAAAGCGAAAGCAAACGGTTTTGCAGATAGCTCCGCGAGCAATGCTGTTACCTATACCGTGTACAGGCTGACAGCGGCGGCGGCTTTTCGCTGTCAAGCTATCAGCGGATATTCTGAATTGTTCTCGTGGGACTATATGGACTCTCACGCAACAGGCGGCATAGTTTACGAGGAGTCGGAAGGCGGTTATACGCAGATAGCAGAGCATACGCGTGACGGCGGTTCCGTGCAATTGCCGTATTCAGGACCGTTCACTATCGGTTCGCATACCTATGTATGCAAGCTTGTAGATTCTACGGGAGTGTATGACGATAGCAATTACAGCGACGCTATTACGGTTTCTGTGTATGCTTTGACATGGAACGTAGCGGGCGCAAGCAAGCCTACACAGACATATGCGCTCGGCAATGCTTCGTCCAATTTTTACACGATAACGCCCGATTCGGGTTATGAATTGCCCGAAGCAATCGAGGTGCAAGGTTTATCAACCTATACTTGGAGTGTTGGAAGCAGTGGCAACGGCACGTTCTCGTTTGATTCTGCGAATATAAATGCGGCGACTTATGCGAGCGGGATTGTGGTAACTATCAACGCGACAAAACAAGCGACCATTACCGCAGGCACTTATGTTTGGACGACAGACCCCACGCTTTCTTCAACTTTGGTAGAAGCGAATTTCAATTTCACAAGTGGCGGCACGAGCTATACGAAGCTATCTTCGGGCAACAACGATTTTATCAAATATAACGATACTACCGTATATTCGATGTCGGGCGGCGCAACATGGACACCAGCTACGGCGCAGACTATCACTGTAACGACCGAACAAAACGTTCCGCAAAACGTGTACGACTTTTTCTTCGGTGGCAGCTTATTGAAACAGCTGTCACAACCTGTCATTACGGCATGCGGACAAGTGATGTTGTGGGATAAAGTTGAAAATGCAACTCAATATTCGTTTAGCGTAGCACAAGGTTCTAACACGTATGATTTCGGAACAATATACGATATACATAACTTTGTAGAAGCAAAAGCGGCAAACTACAATTTCAATGACAAAACAATTTCGCTGACGGAGGGTACTTACAATTTCAAAGCACCTTTTTCGGGTAATACCGTCAGAATCATGTTTACCAACGGTTGTTACTTTGAAATTTTCTGCGGAGCAGGCATAACACTGTCGTATTATGAAGCGTATGCAGGTTATGCAAGTACGATTGCAAATGGTTCGTTCGATACGCCTATAAGCTTTACGTTCAGGGATGGTTCAAGCGATACGGGCGAGCCGTATGTAGAAAAATTCTTGCTCGGACAAGGCACATCGCCGTCGTCATTTGCGGAAATAACACCCGAAGAGTTCAAAGCAGGCATAACACTCAACTTTGATTTATAAGGAGGCAATATGGCTAAAAAATATGAAGTCCCGTTGGAGAACCCAACGGGTGTAATTTTGCAAACTGCAAATAAGTTTGTAGACAGAGTTATTCTCGTTAAACCGAAATTACAATCTAAAACCGTAACCGCGTCGGCAGGCACAGTCCGAGCCGACGACGGCTATTGCGGGCTATTGGAAGTCACTATAAACGGCGTGTCTGCGCAAACCGCTGTTGTGAGCGATACAGTGGAAATTTCGGGCGACAGCGGAGAATTTACGACAGCGGAATACGAAAAGATAACATCGGGCGCGGACATAATCAGGAACGGAGTAGGATTCGTTATGCTTAACGAATTAAACGACGTTAAATGCTATGCCGCAAGTGAGATAACGGGCGAAACGATAACGCTTACTGCGATAAAGGTCAAAGGTAAGTCATGGATTGTTTCGGCGTTCGAGATATAAGGAGGTAAGTATGGCAGACGAATATTGGGCATTGGGTGATAATCCCGCCTTTTGGGATACGGATACACTTGGCTCAGATTTAACAGGTATAACATTTTTCTTGGCTGGGACTACTTCGGGAACGCTTTACGACGGTTTTAGACAATCCCTCGTCAATGGGATAACATATCTTTACGCTACTATTGCTGATAGTAATAACGTGTTTACAATAGGCTCAAAAATACCCTCCTCAAACGCTTTTAAGTTTCAAAGTCCGACCTATCGTGTTATTACGGTTCGTAGCATTGATAGCGGAAGCCCTGCTTACGATTGGTTAAAGTCGGCAACGGGCGGCAAGGGCGTTAAGTACGATTTTATGCAAAGGTTATCCGAGCTTAATTCGACAGAGTATGGAAAACTAAGTACAAGTTCAGACAGTACAACAAAAATAACAGCAAAAGCTAACGGATATGCGCCAAACAGTAATACGGTAACGTGGAGAAAAGGGACGTAAGGAGTTTTTATGAAAATTAAAGTTGAAGAGAAAAGAGCGGTCATTATAGATAATGCACCGCTCATTATCGATGTAAGAGAAAAGAACTACATAGATGTCGAAATCCCCGATGATAAAACTTACTTCGTCGGGTTTATCGGCACTACAACCGAAAAGAGAGAGGTTTTAGGCGGTAAAGTCGAGTTGCCGAAAACCTTTTTCACGGAGCAGACGCTCCAACTTGTTGTTTATCGGGCGGACGGTGAGAGCATAACGGCAATACCGTGTGAGCCGATAAAGCTGTTTCGCGTAAACAACAAGGCGTTGTTTTTGATGTATATCGAAAACGCGCTCGGCAAGGAAGATGTAAGGGACAAAGCGGAATCGGCAATGGCGCAGTGCTATGCTATGGCGGAAATGCTCCAAAAAGCATTGGCAAGAGTAGCCACTCTCGAAACGGAACTTACTGCGGCTAAAAACGACCTTGCAAAATTCCACAAACTCTATGATGAGAACGTCGCAAAGATAAACGACGTCATTCAGCGTGTAGAGAACATGGAAGCCGACTACGACATTTTAACCAAATAACGGAGGTATAAAACAATGAAAAAATTAACCATTATATTCGCTATCCTTGTGTGCTTGTGTTTTACTGCGGGTATTTCCGTCGCATACGCGGAAAATACGCCGAATTTGCAAGTTGCAACCGAAGAAACGGAACAAACCGAGGAAACGGACGGAAAGACCGAAAACGGCTCTACGGGCGAAATTTCGGGCGAAAACGAAGATATAAACAAGGGTGAAGAAACACCCGGCGACGGTTCGGGCGAAACTCCCGGGGATAAGCCGAAAGAGGACAAGCCCGTCGATAAAGACGCACTGCTCGAAGAACTCATTAAAAAGGTTGACGAGTTGATAGCGGAGAAGAACGACGAGGGACTTGATAAACTATGGGAAGTAATCCGACCTTTTGTTATTTATGTTTTGTCGGCATTACTCAGCGGCACTATAATTGCAGGGTTTATAAGCAGAGCGATTGCGAAAAAATACGATACGAAAGCTATTGCGAAATCTGTTGTCGAAGATATAGCGAATAAGGATATTTCCGTTGACCTCGAAACTATGACGAGAAAGGAAATAATGGCTATCGGCACGGCACTTAAAGCGAATTTACAGGACGGACTTGCAGGCGTTGAGAATATGCGCCGTTCGCTTGCGCTTGTGTGCGGTGCTTTGGCAAAATCTAAAACTTTGACGCAGGAAGAGAGGGAAGAACTTGCCGCAGAAGCGAAGAAACTCGATGAAACCGTGCAGGCGGAAGCAAAAGAGAAAGTCGTCGTGCGGCTTGAAAAGTCCGAGCCTGACAAAGAAACGACCGGGGAAACGGGCGGATTGTTCGACAACCTCGGCAAGTGAGGTGAAGTATGAAAGGCGCAAAATTGATATTTACGCTTTTTGAAGTGCTGTTCGTGGCGGTTGTGCCTGTCGCATTGGTTATTTATCAATACGGCTATGTGCAACCGACTTCGGCGGCGTTCAAAATATCGCTTACGGGCATAATCTTAATCGCGCTCGTGTTCTACGGCGTAAAAAAGGTTATTCTCGACCGAAAACTTCGCAATTGGGAAGCGCAATATAACAACTATGTTTCGGCTTATAAAATCGAAACGGACTTAGAGAAAAAAGAGAGGGCAAAGCAGGAAATGCAGAAATATCAAACTTGCATAGTGCTGATTCGGGCGTTTATTCCGATGTTGATATTCTGCATGATTCAAGTTTTGGCAAAAGCGTTAGAAGCGGAAATGATAACTTTGTCCAGCCTTGCGGGGCTGATAACGGCAAGTTTCGCCGTCGGTATCGTATTTGCGGTGCTTGCGGCAAGAGAGGTATAAATGACTTATGAGCAAATAGACAAAAAACGCAAGAATATCGGAAGCGTGGTTTTGTTCGACATAATAATGGGCATAATCACGCTTGCGTCGTTCTCGGTGAGTATCATATCCGACTATGTAAAAGTCGGGTTTGATTTTTCGTTCCTGATGTCTTTCTCGTATTGGGCGGGGCTTATCGCTAACAACATTATCAACATAGCAATGTGCGTGGCGTTCCGTTCGGTAATGAGGGACAGGGAATCAAGGCTTAACGGCGAACTCGTCAAGATGAAAGGCGATATAGAATCGGCAAAAAGATACATATATCAAAACAACCACAACAAAGAGTTGAAACAATTCGTCGATGAAAGAAACGCCGAGCGAAAATTCAAAATGTACGTCGAGCAGATAAAGCGTAAAGCGGATAAATCGAAAGCACGAAAGAACGTAGATAAATACGCTACGAAATTGCAGTACGAGAAAGAAAGCAAGAATCCGCGTCCGTGGGTTATTGCGAAGTACGAAAAGATTATCCTTAAAAATAGGTCGGAATACAACGGTATGCTTGCTAAATTGCAGACGGCGAAAGAGGACAGCGTTTGGAAGCGCGTTAAAGGTTATCGCCCGATAAGAACGGCGATATTGTTTTCAACAGCGGAAAAGATAGCCGACAATACTGCCGACAATTACGAAGTGAACAACGCGAAAGAGTTCGCTTACTTTTTTGTCAAAAAAATCGTATTTATGCTGTTGTTTACGACGTTCCTCGGAACGCTCGTGCCGCAAGGCTTTGTTTTTGACTACACGCTTTTGTGGTCAACTGCCGTAAAAGTCTTTTGGGGGTCGATGTCGTTGTACGCGGGCGGCTCTTCGGGCATAGAATATATTCGTCAGGTGCTTGTCCCGGCGGTAAACGGACGTGTAGATTTCGTTCAGCAGTTCCTTGAAACACTCCCGAAAAAAGCGAGCGAACAGATGTAAAAAAAGTTTGGGTACTGAAATGTTATTATCGGAAAAATCAGGAGTTTTTAATAGATTTTAAGCGTTTTTCAGTACTTTTTGTTCCCTCTTAATCAGGGTGTC